AAAGGTTTGTACTACAATATAAACAAACGTAAGAAAGCTGGTACAAGTAGAACTAAAAAGAAATCTACTATTACAAAAAAATCTTACAAGTCTATGTTGTCTGGATTTAAGAAATAGTTTCTTTTAATTCTTGAAACTCTTGCCAGATGCTTTGACCAGCATCCCAAAATCTTCGCTTGTCTTTTTTCATTTCTATTGAATGTAAAACTGTGGTATGATCTTGTCCAAAATATCTACCAATATCTGTAAGGTTCATGTTATATTTTTCATACAAGATGTTGTGAATAATGTTTCTTGCTCTAACTATATCTTGTGTTCTAACTTTACCCATTAAACTTTTTTTGTGTACTTCGTAACGAACACAAATTCTATTAATAATACTGTCAATAACTCTTGTACTGGGTTTGGCAAATGAGTAGCTAATAATTCTTCTTGGTTTATAAAACTCTGGACTTCTTTTTTTGCAATGTATCTTGGCTAACTTATAACCATTCTTAAATGCGTTTTTATATATTTTCTTTTCTTTAAAAGTTAAATCACGATAGTGTCCTGCCTTCATAGCAAGTTTTATTTCAGTAAATATTTTATTTTTAGTCATAGATCCCCTACGTTTTCCTTCAGTTTTTTTTAATATTAAATTAATAACTATCTAGCTGTCATTAATTCTTCTCTGCATTGGTTAACTTGTATGTGTAAGCTATAACTTTCAGCTTTCAACTTGTTAGCCTTTTGAACTGTTTGGACATACTGTTCACTTTTTTTTCTCTGCTTGTCCATCAGCTTCTGCAGTTGCATTTTGGTCTTTTCCATCTTGCTCCTTTATCACTTTTGTAAAATCAATTTTTAAATTATTGATTTTAATTTCTACAAATTCACCCTCGGTGCTAGGGTTTGCAGCTTTCTCCACGTCATCAAAGCGTTCTTCTAATATAAAACTAGCTTCACCATGCTTTAATCTCTTATACTTATCCATTTTTATCCTTTTTGGCAACCTCTTTTTTGTGTATCTCTCTAGTCATTTTATTGTACACACTCATGTCTAAATAGTTGTCTGCCTTAAAATTTTTTGTTGATCTATATAGCTTTAATGCCATCATTAAATGACCTACTTGATGTGGTTTAATTCTTGTTCTTAAATTACCTGCAAGTATAATCGTAAACATTTCTGCTAACATAATAAAGTTTTCTTGATAATTACCATAATCTTTTTGGCGATCATCAATAATCTTCTTCTCAATTTCTTGATCTATATCTGTAATTTTTTTGTCCATATTTTTTTTGGGTGTCTCGGGGAAGAAAACTACCGAAAGGGAACTAGAAAGAAAAACTCCCCCAAGACTAATACAAATTAATTAAAACTTGTATGATGGTTTATTACCATAACTAGGTTTGCTTTGAAACCCTTTATTTTGTGGTACTGTAGGCTTATCATCACCAGAGCTAGGTGGTGTCATCTTAATTGTGATACCGGTAATATTACCTTGTTCATCTAACTCATTCCATCCAGCTTGATTGTGCCAAACTTCTCCTATCTTAACACCGATAGTCCATTTCTTACCCTCGGGTGCTTTTAGGTTTGGTGGTGCTACCCAATCCGGTTGGTTCTCTGCATTTTTGTTTTGGTTTCTTACCAAATTACACCATACTGTATCTTCACTCATGTTTACTCCTTTGTTATTGTCAGCTTTTACTGACCCTTGTTTGTTAATTGCAACTCTCTAGTATCAGCAACATCTTTTATTTGTTGATAAACTTTAGTGTTGTTTTTTATTAGATATTGAATGTGATTAGAATACTTCTCTGCTAAAATATTAAACTCTTTTATATTTTTAGCTGACTTAATCTCATTCTTTATATCTTCTACTTCAATACTATCATCAGTATAAGTAGGTTCTTCTATAGATTGCTCTACAGAATTTTGTTCAAAGGGTTTAGCTTCGTAGCCATCCTCATCTTTGATACCTGTTTTAAGATTTAGTAAATTTAGGAACGCATACTTTCGTGAGTATGACATAGCTTGTCCAGTTCCAAACATACTAATATCTCCGAATGATGAACAACCATCAACAAGTATATGTTGTGTTGGATCATCAACATCATAAATTCGCATGGTACATACGACCATTACTTTTTTATAATTGGGTACAATCTCTGTCAGATAATTACAGGTCGCATACAAACCATTGTCAAGCAAGGCTTGTGTTGCTGTTGTTTGTACATCATCATGTAGCAATGGATTAAAGTGCATCCCATTTGCTTTTGTACCTTTCTTTACAGACCCTGCACTTAAACAGGCATCATGTAGTTTTTGATATATATTTCTTTTCATTGTTTCCTTTTGTTTTTTTTATTATTTAAAATGGTAATAGACCCCATACTTTTTGTGCGTAAATAAAAGTATAAGTTCCAACTACTTTTGCTTTGTAAATCATCCAAGACATAGTTTTCCTTTCGTTATTGTTATTGTTTAATTCCCCATAAATTAGTTATGAGTTTTTCTTGTTCTGGTGCTAGATCCTTATAATAAAAAGGATGATACATATCTGGTGGCTCACACATTTGTGCAAGTTCAGACAGACTTCCTTTACAGAACATAATCATACGTTCCCAAAGTAAAATCTTATCAACCATTTTATAGTAAAGAAATTCCAGATGGTCTTTCTTCATCAACTCATGTGTCTCATCAAAGATAATGTGTTCCTTATCATTAGTATAAACTAAGTAAGGTATCTTCTTGGTACACATATAGTAGAACGAAGTCTGTGTAAGGTTATCTGTTGTAGGTTCAGTTGGCAATGCTTGACTACTCATTGTCCACTCTTCCTTGTTCTTAACCTTTCTAATATTGGGTGGCTTTGTTTTTAATTCTATAAATACTTTATCTGTAAGATAATCAACCTTACCTAAAATATCTTTTATCATTGTCATTTCTTTTTTTCTGACATGATACTCACAAATTAAATTGTCATCTTTAACAATATCTTTAACAACTTTTTCTGTCACACCTATACAATCAATCGCATACTCAACCATTTTTTCTCTGGCAAATTTATCTTTGTTGTCTACCGGTGGTTTTTCGTTTATCATGCCGAGTTCTGTTTGAAAAATTTTATTAAACTCTCTATCCCATTTAGGTTCTTTCATGGTAGATGTTTTCCAAATCTCATGTCCAATTAATTTTTGTACTGTGTTGTTTACAAGATTGCCAAAGTTAGCTTTATATCTAAATGCGAAAGTTCTTCTGACATCTTGTGGAAAAGAATAATTAATTAAGTTCTTTGCCATAGGTGATGACGTTGATGAGTATGACCAATGGTCTAAACCTTTACCACCATTGAATATTGAAAATGCGTCTTGTATTAACTGTTCATCTTTTTTCATAAGTTCCTTTTTTTCCACATTATATACACTAATTAATTTACTTGTAAAGGATTAAATATGATATATATACATACAAATCAGAGCAATAAAGAAAGGAAATATGACACTTGAAGAATACAGAAAAGACAAAGGTCTATCTTATTATAATTTTGGGTTAGAACTTGGCATACAGGGAGTACAAAATCCGGGTACATCAGTACAGAGGTGGTGCTTAACTGCAAAGGTAAAACGTTTTCCCGATCCAGAAATGGTAAAGAAAATTATAGAAGTTACAAAAAATAAAGTTACGATAAAGGATCTATATGAAAGCTGGTGGCAAACCAAAGTTTAAATACAAAAGAGTAAAAATTATTTGGCAAGATATAATTACAGACGCAAGTTGGTTTGATAGCTTAGAAGATGTAGAAAAATTAACTTTCCAATGGTGCGAAGATATAGGTTATTTATTTTCTAAAGATACTAAGACAGTTAAAATATTTACTTCATTTAATTATGATGGCGATAAACTTTCTGTTGGTACTGTAACTGTATATCCTAGATCAGTTGTTAAAAAGATTGAGGTATTAAAATGACCAATGAAAAAATGTTTGATGAGATAGGTTGTCCAGACAAATTAAAAGAATGTCAATCTGAAATTAAAAGACATAAAATGTTTATACAAAAACAAGCTAACATTATTAAGTCATTAGAATTAGAACTAGAACAAAAGAATAACGAAATAATAATAATAAAAAACAAATAGAAAGGGTAAAAATGATTGAGATATTTTTACAAGCACCAAAGGAACTACAAGTATTATGTTTATTTCTTGTAGTGTCTGTTGTTTGGACTTTGCTTAAAAATTAGTGAGTGTAAAAAAATACAATATTAAAATATGTGATAGAAAGGATGTAAAAGATTTCATAGAAACTTGGCATTACTCTAAAAATATTAATGGTTTAAAATCCAATTATTGTTTCGCATTACTTGATAATAATAATCTTATTGGTGCTATGATGTATGGACAAATTGCTATGGCAAATGTTTGGAAAAAATATGTATCAAAAGAAAAAGATTTGATTGAGCTACGTAGGTTATGTTGCATAGATAATACACCCAAGAATACTGAAAGTTATTTTATAGGTTTTACTTTGCGTTGGTTAAAAAAAAACACAGATCACACTAAAGTTATTAGTTATGCTGATGAAACTTATAATCATCAAGGTATTATTTATAAAGCTAGTAATTTTAAACATCAAGGTATGACTAATAAAGGTAAGGTTATTGTTTATAATAACAAACTATACCATGACAAAACTATTAGAACTAAATATAATGGTAAGATAAAACCATACGCACAAATAATTAAAACTGCATTAGATAATGGTCAAGCATATTACAAAGACACACTTGGTAAACACATTTATATTTATGAATTGAGGAAACATGGCTAGACAAACTTATGCTTTCAGTAATGGAAGTTATAATGATTGGCACAGAAAATATGATGGGATAGCCATGATTGATATTGACAGTATTGAGTGTTGTCCTAGATGTTATGAGCCTTTGGCTATAATTGAGACGTGTTATGATAAAGGACAGAAATATAAGGCTACAACCTTGTCAAAGATAGTCGCTAGTCGCTTAAATATACCTTGTTTTTTGGTGTTCTATAAGAATTTGACCGACACCACCCTAACCTTTAGGATCAAGCGTATAACAAGCTCTCAGACAGACTTTGAATTAATGAATGAGGATCAATGGGTTGCCATCTTGCTAGACCTCCAACACAATCATAGGAAATTTTGCACCCATGAATAATAGTCGTGCTTTTTTACATATAACTTACAAACTCTATGGACACCTTGATAAATTAAGCGGTGTTAAGAAATCTAATTGTATTAATTGTTATCTATCTTTAATGAAACACGCATGGAAAAAGAATAACTATGAGTGTGGTCTACGTTATTCAACTGTTGTTGCCGAGACCAAGTTATCTCGTATTACTGTCAGACGTACCCTTGATACTTTAGAAAAATTGCACGTTATATCAACTGTACGTGGTAGATCTGGTAAAACCTATAAAATTAACCAATTATTCCTTAAAACTGAATCAGATAGCTCAATTTTATACACTAATAAGAATAAGATGTATAAAAAAGAGCACTCAGATGTATATAAAAGAGCAGTATTAGAAGAAACAATATACATTAATAATATAGAAAAGATTATAAGAGATAATAGAGGTAATATGGATAGTTTAATACTAAACTTATCAAAGCTACCCCCCGAAGAACTTAATTCAGATACTAAAAATCCATACTATATAAAGTTGGCTAAAGCGAAGAAAGCTGAACTAGATCGTGAGAGTAAGGCAACCTATGTACATCCTCAAAAAATAATTAATGAACTAACCAAGATAAGTAAGAATAGCAATCCGAGATACAGAGAAAAGGTTGCGTTCAATAAAAGAAATAATTTAGACTATAAAGGTAGACCGATTATCAAAGATAATCAATCTACAATTAATAAAGGAAGACCTAAAAAATGACAAAAAAAGGTAGATTAATATTTAGAATAAAAGATCTTATATTAAAATGTAGATCACGAGGTAAATTTAAACTAGCTATTAAACTAAAAAATAAATTAGAGAGTTTATCATGGTAGGTAGACCTATGCGAAAAGTCTTTTGTCAAGGCTTTACTCGTGCTGGTAGACGTGAGGGTAAATTAATACCTTGTAGAATGAAAGGTTATGAACTTGCAAATGGTACGTATTACTGTAAATATCATGGCTATCAAAATGTTAAAGGGTTTAGAAAAGCTAAATATACAGATGAAACGAGGATAAAACAATTAAGCAAACTACAACAATTTAGGAACTATACAGATGAACAACTCAAAGAATACTATTACAACAAAGTCAAAGTCAGAATTGATAACAACGAACCAAGCAGATACAATTTGCGAAAAACTAACGAGAGGTTTAACTCTTACCGAAATACTAGAGGAAAAACAGTACGAGTTCAGCTTGATGAAATTTTATCATTTCTTAAAAAAAAATCCAGAACTGAACGAGAGAATAACTGAGGCTAGAAAAAATGGTGTCCAAACTTTAATAGATAAGCTCTTACAAGTATTCCAATATCAAGAAATAGAAAATCCTAATCAGATACTATGGATCAGAGAAAAGACAAAGTTTATTACCTTTCTTGCCAACAAGCTGACAGACTTATACTCAGATAATAAGGTACAAAATGTTAAAACAGATTCAAAAATATCTATATCTTGGGAAGATAATCAATCGGATATGATTGATGTATCAGAGGATATAGTTGATATACCCTCTGATAATAAAGATTAATCTCTTTCCTTTGGTTCTTCAAAGCTAACATGAATAACACAATCTCTATGTTCATTTTCATGCCATGCAACATTTAGATCAGATAGTAATTGTAAAAATGTTTTACCATCAATGCCATGATAAGTATTATCGCAATAGTTAGTTATTTCTGCTTTCTTATTTTGTTTTCCATTGTTCCATTTTCTACTGTATGAAACAATCTCGTATCTATCAATGTACATATTTCCCTTTCTTGTTGTTGTTTATAATTTCTAACTATTTCTTTCCAAGCTAGACCATTTTGTTCTTTAAGAGTGTTAAATAATTCCTTAACATTTTCTCTTAAATTTTGTTGTTGTAGTTGTTTATTCATCTAGTTGTGCTTTCCAATCACTAGACCAATCTTTTTGACCAAAAGAATAATCAAAACCCATTTCAACTTTCTCTGGCAATAACGATGTACCTATTTCACCTACAAAATCTATATCAATATCCATAGTATCATCATTAGATATATTTTCTGGTGCTACCATTTTAAAATCAACTTCAACATTTTTTCCATAGTTATCTACATAATGTTGTAATTGTTCTATTACTTTTATTACTTTCATTTTATTTTTCCCTTTGTTGTAGTTGTTTATTCATTATTCTGGCATAAACTTATCATACATCTTGCTTGATAGCTTTGGTTTATTGATTGATTGACAATAACCTACAATCATACCAACATCATAAAACAAATCTTTTTCATCAATCTGTTCATAATCTTGTTTTAAACCCCAATACAAACTTGATACTATTTTTCTTATTCGTTTGCTGTCCATTTTATTTTTCCTCTCTGTTAGCTTTGTCAATTATATCATCTGGCAAAGGTACTATATCGTAATCATAATGTATGGCTAAACTGTGGTCATCCATATCTATTTCTTTATTTATTTTTTTTAAATAATCGTTGAAACCATTGATTATCT